CTAGCGATAAATCGTGGAATGGTCAACACTGACACCACACTCGGCCAGCATCTCCTGCAGCTCACGGTAGCTGATTCCGTATTTGCAGTACCAGCGTACTGCCCACAGGATGATGTCACGCTGAAAATGCTGGCTTTTGAATAGGTTCATGTGCCGCTCCTTCAGCTAAGGGGAGAGATGAGTTTATTACCTCCAGATTTTTGCAACAGTACCGGGGTGATTATCCAGGTTAAAAATTTCCATATTGCCCTACTTAGGTTGAACATCGTGATAGACCTCGCAGGCTTGCAAGGTATTTTGGAGCAGTGTGGCAACGGTCATCGGGCCAACGCCACCCGGCACTGGCGTAATATAAGCAGCGCGTTCGCTGGCGACGTCGAAATCCACATCACCGACCACTTTGCCACTTTCCAGACGATTGATGCCAACATCGACTACAATGGCACCCGGTTTGATCCAGTTCCCCGGAATAAAAACCGGTTTGCCGACCGCTACCACCAGCAGATCGGCGTTTTCAACATGATGACGCAAATTCTTGGTGAAGCGGTGGGTGATGGCGGTGGTGCAACCGGCCAGCAGCAACTCCATGCTCATCGGGCGGCCGACGATGTTGGAGGCACCGACCACCACGGCATTCAGGCCATAAGTATCAATGTTATAACGTTCCAGCAAGGTGACGATACCCCGTGGGGTACAAGGGCGCAGTGTAGGCGCACGCTGGCACAGACGGCCAACATTGTACGGATGGAAGCCATCAATGTCTTTATCGGGATGTATGCGCTCTAGCACCTTGACGTTATCGATACCGACGGGCAGCGGCAGTTGCACCAGAATGCCGTCGATTGCCGAATCGGCGTTCAATTGGTCGATCAACGTCAGTAGTTCAGCCTCACTGGTAGTGGCGGGCAGATCGTAGGAGCGGGAAAGAAAGCCCACTTCATCGCAGGCGCGGCGCTTGCTGGCAACGTAAATCTGTGAGGCTGGGTTCTCGCCGACTAACACCACTGCCAGACCTGGGGCGCGTTTACCGGCCACCAGACGTTGTCTAACTTGCTCAGCCACTTCGTTTCTAACTTGCTGCGCAATCGTTTTACCATCAATAATCTTTGCTGCCATCAGTTAGGAAATCCATCATTTGAGAAAAGCGGGGATGGCGCTATTTTGTCAGAAGCTGAGCGCGCTGTCAGGCGCTGAATTATCCTCGTCATGATTTACGCTTTTTTATATCAACGGTATGATCTTCTCTGCCTTTATCTATCATCTACTGGGCAAGTTTAGAGCCTATCCCAGTAGGCGTATATTGCAGCAGCCAGTTTGGACAGGGACAGTGGGCAACAACCGGCGCGTACAGGGAGCACGTGATGAGGGTGAGCACTGCCCAGGTACAAAATGGCAAATAAAATAGCCTAATGGGATCGGCCCTTAGTTATCATCCAAGCTGGATGACCGCGTTTACCTACCCACGCATTGACCGATAGCGCAAAACCAGCTTAATGCACGGTTGCAGCTGTAACGCTATGAAAAGGAATTGACTCAATAAACGCTGACCGTATAATCCAACCCCGCCACCCAGCGCGCCCTTAGCTCAGTTGGATAGAGCAACGGCCTTCTAAGCCGTAGGTCACAGGTTCGAATCCTGTAGGGCGTACCAGTAAAATCAATGTGTTATGTATGTTTTGGTGAGCATTGTTAGATTTGCAGGTGTTCTAACGGGTGCTGTTGGTATTTTGTTCTCTTACCCAATCTTCATACACCGTCTCTGGCCATCCAAGAAACGTTCCACTCAGGCTTTTCTGCGGGGCAGGAAACTCTTTCTTCTTCGCCCACATCCGCCATAAGGTTGGATGACTTTTGCCGGTTAATTGGCACATTTCTTTAAGTCCGATATAACGGGTTGCCATCTTCACATACCTCGCTTCTTCATGGCTTCAAGCAGGATGTCCTGCACTTTGCGTTTTGAGTCGCGCCGCTGCATTACCAGTTCGTCTACGGTATCGGCGGCGATGATGTGGTGTATCCAGACCGGGCGGTTGTGCCCTGCCTGTATCTGGCGTGTTGGCCCTATACGTTCGATAATCTGCTGGTACTGTTCCAGATCCCACCAGTGAGAGAAAAAAACCAGGATGTTGCCGCCGTCCTGCAAGTTCAGGCCGTGACCTGCGCTAGCGGGGTGAGCAAAAAGAATGGGTATTTTCCCGGCGTTCCAGTCGCGCAGTGTCTGCGGATCGGAATCAAGCTGTCTGCCCTTCGGAAAGGCTTTCAGTAGACGGGCTAAATCACTTTTAAAGTGGTAGGCAACCAGCAGTGGCATACCGCCGGATTCGGCAATCACACTTTCCAGCGCCTGTAATTTGGCTTCATGGATTTCTGACCAGTTTCCACTGTCGTCGGTGTAAATCGCGCCACTGGCGATCTGCAAGCACTTCACTGTCCTGGCGGCGGCGTTCTGCGCTTCGATGTCGGTGCCGTCCAGTTCGAGAAACATCTGCTTTTCCATGTCCTGATACTGTTGCCGCGCCCTTGCGGGTAATGGTACCCGGATCACGTTGTGGATCGGCTCCTGAATATCAAACCAGTCAGTGGCCTTCAGTGAGATAGTCACGTCGCTTAACGCTGCCTGTATCTGCTCTTGCGAGTGGGAGAAAGGCTCCAGCTTTGCCCATGCCTGTCCGGGGAACTGAGTTTTGTTAAACCATCGAGAGGTGAATGCACCGAAGGTACTCCCCAGGCGTTGCCCCTTGTCTACAAACCATGCCTGGCCCCACAAATCGATTAAACCGTTTGGTGCTGGCGTGCCGGTCAAGTTAACCCAGCGGTTAACGTGTTTGTGCGCGACCTTCGCCAGCGCCGCTGCGCGTTTGCCGCCTTGTCGTAACCGGAATGACTTCAACCGGGTACTCTCATCTGCAACAACCGTGCCGAACGGCCAGTGGTCGCCCAGCGCTTCAACCAGCCAAACCAGGTTGTCATAGTTAAGGGTGAACACGCTTGCATTGGTATTTTGCAGCGCAGCTAGTCGCTCTCTGGCTGTGCCGACGATGGGTTGCATTTCGATATTGCGCAAATGACTCCATTTTTCAACTTCATCAGGCCAGGTGCTGGCGGCCACGCGAAGCGGTGCCAAAACTAGTGTTGGCTGATTCTCACCTGTGCAGTAGAGAGCCTCAAGGCTGCTGAGCGTCGCCACAGTCTTGCCCATGCCCATACCCGCCCATATGTTTGAGCGGGGCAGGTTAAGTAGATGGTTGATAATGAGCTTTTGGTAGGGGCGGGGGGTGAATGCCTGTTGCACGTTAATATTCCTCCTGGTGAGGGCTAGCCTTGTCCTAGACTCATGTCTATCCTGATAAGTTGCGTGTTGATTTAGGGGGATGGGTTATTTAGGGATGGGTGATGCAGTCCACATATGCATTTATAAAGGCTTTGGCCGCTTCCGCGTTGAGGGCGTTGCCGTAGGCGCTCATTTGCAACCATCCAACTTCGGTGCTGCTGCGAGCATGGCAGCGTAGATAGTGTCGTGATGCACAAAAATGTAATCATCATCGTCAAACATGACGTCCATAGAGTCCATGGCAGCCGCTATCATTTCCGTTGTCGGGACAAGTGGCACCACCACGCAACCCTCCGGAATTTCCGGATAGTTGCTTTCATCGTGGCGATTTGCGACCACATCCACAGCGTCCCTAAAACCAAACCAGTTACTCCATTCTGGTCGCTCGCCTGTAGCGGCTTCAAACATGTCAGACAGTGCATCCTCTGCGTGGTCACGTTCCTCAATCAATTTTATCTCGCTCGCTTCTAGCTCGGCGATACGTGATAGTAGTGTTGAGACGTACTCTTGCGAGTAGAGCGGTATTGTTGGATCATTGTCCATCGCTATTGCTCCAGTCGTTATCCCATACTGCATAGGCGTGGTCTTCGTCGACTTCTACAGCGCCAGTACTACCACATTGGGGGCAAGTGATTTTTTCTCCTTCGTATAACCAGGAATCACTACCGTCCTCTGTCTCTACCTTGAGTATGTCGTTGTCACATAGTGGACATATGCCAACCCATGAAATGTTCAGATTCTTCATTGGACTACCGCCATTATGTGGCTGGTTATGCTTCTTCATGATGTTATTCCCTTCCCTTTTCACAATTCCAAAAGGACTTAACTTCTTCCTCGCTATTACCCGTAAAAGTAATATTTCCCCTTATTAAATCGCAGTAGTGATTGAGCGTGTATGAATGTATTCCAGCGTTGCACCTATTCGGGCTAACATATGTCTCGCCGGATTTACAAAATGGGCAGGGATTTAATTCAATCATCAGCATTCTCCCCATTTACCGAGCTTTTTGGTCAGTTCGGCCACACACTCCCGCGCCGCCTGCTTATAGTCATCTGCGGCCTTGCCGGTATACTTGATATCTACCGCCCGCTCAAAAACAGCAAGGACGTCGAAAAAGCAGCCAGCAGCGATGCAGATCTCTTTGCCTGTCCACGCTGCAAAGATGGTGCGGTCTGAGCGTCCACACCCTTTGCGATATGCGATGTTGCTTATACGCTCTGGGTCGAGATAGAGCGACCGGCAGCAGACATTGTCCGGCAGCGCGGTGATGCTGGTGTCGCTCAGGTCGAGCGAGCCACCGACGCTCAGACCATCCGGCAGCACGGTGATGCTGGTGCCGCTCAGGTCGAGCGAGCCACCGACGCTCAGACCATCCGGCAGCACGGTGATGCGGGTGTAGCTCAGGTTGAGCCAGCCACCGACGCTCAGATTGTCCGGCAGCACGGTGATGGGGGTGCCGCTCAGGTCGAGCGAGCCACCGACGCTCAGACCATCCGGCAGCGCGGTGATGCTGGTGTCGCTCAGGTCGAGCGAGCCACCGATGCTCAGACCATCCGGCAGCACGGTGATGGGGGTGTCGCTCAGGTCGAGGTAGCCGCCCACAGTGACATGCCCGTTGTCTGATACGGTATGCTGGATTCTTTTTTCAGTAAGATGGCCAATTAAATCAAACATTTTTATTATCCTTTAACAAATCGGCCACACACTCCCGCGCCGCCTGCTTATAGTCATCTGCGGCCTTGCCGGTATACTTGATATCTACCGCCCGCTCAAAAACAGCAAGGACGTCGAAAAAGCAGCCAGCAGCGATGCAGATCTCTTTGCCTGTCCACGCTGCAAAGACGGTGCGGTCTAAGCGGCCACATCCTTTGCGATATGCGATGTTGCTTATACGCTCTGGGTCAAGATAGAGCGCCAGGCAGGTAAACTTTTCCGGCAGCGCGGTGATGCGGGTGTAGCGCAGGTCGAGCCAGCCACCGACGCTCAGATTGTCCGGCAGCGCGGTGATGGGGGTGCCGCTCAGGTCGAGGTAGCCACCGACGCTCAGATTGTCCGGTAGTGTAGTGATACCGGTGCCGCTCAGGTCGAGGTAGCCACCGACGCTCAGATTGTCCGGTAGTGTAGTGATACCGGTGTCGCGCAGGTCGAGCCAGCCGCCGACGCTCAGATTGTCCGGCAGCGCAGTGATGCTGGTGTCGCGCAGGTTGAGGCCGTCCCCCACAGTGATATGCCCGTTGTCTGATACGGTATGCTGGATGCCTTTTTCAGTAAGGTGACTAATTAAATCAAACATTTTTATTATCCTTTAACAAAGATGATCCAGTGAGTTTTGTCGGCTTTTCCGGTTCGCTGCCAGATAGTTGGTTTCTGGTCAGTTAGAGCGATAATCTGGCTAACGGGTATTTGCGTTTCGTTCCATTTGAAGATGAGCGTGCCGTGTGGCCGCAATACTCGAAATGCCTCAGAGAATCCCCTATAGATATCGTCGCGCCACGTATCACGGTTAAGGGCACCATATTTCTTCCGCATCCAGCTTTTCTCGCCAGCGTTGACAAGGTGTGGTGGGTCAAAGACGACTTGCCAAAACGAGTTATCGGCAAAGGGTAACGCCCGGAAGTCGGCGATAACGTCAGGGTGAATATGCAGTGCGCGGCCATCACATAATGTGTGCTGCTCTGAACGCATGTCGGCGAAGAGTGCTCGCTCATCTTGCTTGTCGAGCCAAAACATGCGAGAGCCACAGCACATATCGAGAATGGTTTTCTCTACCATCAGTAACAGCCCTCTACCATCCACCGCCGACACCCACTGCCAGAGCGGCGTTGTGTGATGAGTCCAAAGACACATTGAGGCGGATAGTCGTGTTGGGTGAAGTTTTGTACTGGATACCCCCTGCGAGGGCATTAGCGGACTGGTAATTTCCTACCGCGACGCCGTAGGAAAAGCGGTTGCTGGCCACATAGGGGATCGAGGCCATTGCCGCTACACCCGCAATCCCGGCGTGCAGGCGCTTCTCCGCCCGCTCGATACGCGTGTTTAGCTGGCTGAACTTGCTGTCTGTGTAATACCTGGCTTCATTGGCCCGCGTATCGGTGTAGGTCTGCGATTGGCGCAGCGTGTCAGCAGTGTCGATATTCAGGGCATCAACCCGCCAGTTGGTATAGTCGTTTGCTGATTTCAGCGTCGCGGCGTCCCCGTCTCTCCGTGCCACTGTTTCATCCGTCAGCGCTACATGCTCTTGCGCTATCAGGCTATCAGTGCGGGCATTGGCGGCACGTAGTGTGGATGCGTTTAATGCTTTGGCTTGACGACAGCATCAGTTTTTGATATCCCTTCCTTGACGCCGCTGATGTATCGTTGACCGATATTGACTTCATCTGAGTTAGAGGTGACAGAGCCAGATCCCAATGCGATACCGCCATGATCTGCGGTAGCTCCATATCCTAGCGCCAGCCCGCCATGTTCAGCCGTAGCCCTGGTGCCAACGGCAACGGAACCTTGCCCCTGTGGGCCAGCATAGCGTGCTATGGACTCTGTACCTATGGCGACGCCGAAGTTGGCTTTTTCAGTCGTGGCACCCTGTCCGATGGAGACTGCGTAGTAACCTCCTTTTGCGTCATTCCCAACGACGACACTCTGCTCATCAGCCGCCACGTTCTCACCAAGAGTGACGGCACAATAGGCAGACGTCGTCATGACAGCACAGACAAATCCCGCTAAGATAGTTAGCGTTGTTTTCAGATTCATTGATATATTTCCTGTATGGATTTGGTTTTGAAAATGACAGGCGTGAGGTGGTGCAACACTTCACGCCACTTCCTATGCGCCTTTCACAGTATTCCCTCCAGATTTTTACTATCGAGCGTCACCACGGCGAAACCCAATGCCCGTAGTCGTTCATGTTCGCGCAATTGTTCGGGGCGTGGCTTCTCGCCGGGCGCTTTACACTCCACGAAGACCACCCGCCCACCGGGCAGAAGAACCAACCTGTCAGGCACGGAACGGTGTCAGGGTGAGACAAACTTGTAGGCGATGCCGGCAGCCTTTTTCACTTCTGCAACAAGGTGTTTTTCGATGTTGGATTCACGGGTGTAGGGCATCTATAACCTTTCCTCCAGTGGCTTCTATCGCTGCAATTACTTCATCCTTAGCAAAGCAGTCCACAACGCCAGCCCAAAACCTTGTGGTTGGGAGTACAATAAGAAGCGGTTCTCCCGCTGTTTTGCGCTCTTCTTTTAGTTCGAGAGCTAAAAGTTGTTCTAACGCTGTTTTCGGGGCTGCAATAATTTCGTCAAGAACATCGTCGGTAAGGTTTTTATCGCGCATCGGCCTCCACCTCTTTCAGTTTTTCCCGCCCGATCTGCATCAGGCAAAAATCGGAGCGGTTTTCGCTCCACTGCTGGTTAGCTGCGTTGTGTGATAAGCGGCTGGCTTTTGTCCATACCTTTGCAGCGCGGCGGTAATCGCCCTCGCGCTCAATTTGTGCAGCCTCACGCGCAGTGTGGTGATACAAAGGGCTGTCGTGATTTATAAATGACATAGCGTTAGTCCAACGTTATGAACTGGCGAATTCTTTAGCGTAAAACTTAGCGCCTTTTGCGTAAGCTTCCGCTGCCTGTTCTTTTGTTGAGTAATATCCGAGGCTTTTCACTTTGCCTTGAACAACGATTTTTGCCTGCCAGGGTTTGCGAGGGCATCGGGGGTGAAATACAACACCTTTAAATCCTGATGTGTTGTGTCCACGTTTGGCGGTGTTGTACTGATTCTGAGCGTTTGTGCAGGGTCTTAAGTTTTCTATTCTGCAATCGCGTGTATTACGATTTATGTGATCAATTATTTTTGGAATGTAGCCGTGGTGATATAACCAGACCAACTGGTGCAAGTAGTAGGTTTTAGGGCCAATACTTGTTGCTAAATATCGTCCCTCCTTTCCTATACCGCGCCAGGGATATGGCTTACGCCCACCAATTCGACGCAACATTCCAGTAAGCGGTTCGTAGACGAACAACTTCTTGGCGTCGTTTTGTGTCATTACTTACTCTTTTTTGTAGCGAAGTGACTCGAACCCGCCAGCGGATAGCGGCAGGTCTAAAGCCCAGTTGGGGTTGGTGGCAAGCAGGGTACTCAGGTGTTCATGAGAGTAATCAGCGGTGTCCGGTGATTCCGTTAAGATCTCGTCGTGTACAGTCAGTATGATGTCGTAACCGCTATCCTCCACACCGGGCATATTCGTGGCCATCACATCGCGGGCGGCGGCCTGGGTCACATTCTCCGCCAACTTGCCTCCGTAGGTTTGCAGGCGTTGCCATTTCCGGCTGTAAGTGTTGACGCCCATGTAGCTGATCTTGCCGCTTTCGTCGATACGCGCACTGGGGTAACAGACCATCCGGCCGGAAGGAAGCTGAATGCGTAGCCAGCTTCCGTCGCGGCGAAGGTTTAGTTTGCGACAAGTAAGTTGCTTACCGGGTTGAGCGATCGCCCGACGAACAGCGTTCTCTAAATCCGACCAAAAACTAACGGTTTTGGGGTGCGCGTTTCGCCATAGGCGTTTTAGTGAATCGCAGGTGACGAATACGCGTTCGCTGAGGCCATAGGTTTTCTTTTGTTGGACAGAGGCACGCCACCAACTTTGCGCTTCATGCTGGATAGCAAGGGGGATGTTTTGCAACGCAGCATCGGCCAGGTCTTCGAGGTCTAGACCGTAGACTAAAGCGAATGTCACAAAAGCCGCGACACCGCCACCGAAGCCTAGCCCTAGCTCCATCACCTTGCCGATCTGGCGCATGGATTTGTCAACATCATCAGGCGATATGTTGAAGGCGCGGGCATAGGCCAGTTTGTAGAGGTCGGCTCCGGTACCGGCGTCGAAATCCCGGAACGCCTGTAGTTTCCAGTCTTCACCTGCCAGCCATGCCAGTACACGCCCCTCGATGTTGCTAAGGTCGGACACCACCAGTTTTTTACCCGCGGGGGCCGTGATGCAGCCGCGCAACGCTGAACTGGCCAGTTGCATGACATCCTCGAAAATCAGGTCGGCACACCCCACTTTAAGTGCTGCAATACCTTGATCGATATCTGACTGCCTTAACGTTGGCCTGGGTAAATTTTGGGGCTGGAATAAACGTCCGGCCCAGCGCCCGGTACGCGACGCGCCACAAAATTGCAACGTCCCTCTTAATCGCTCATCATTACTTACCGATTTTATTAAGGTTTTGTATTTGCTGGTGCTGGTTGAACTGGCTTGTAGGCGGATAGCGAGTAACTCACGGAGTTCAAACGGCAGATCGGGATCATTAACCCGGCGTTGTAAGGTACTGGCCTGCATATCGGGAAGTTCAACCCCAAAGGCTTCCACGATGTGCTTTAACATGACGCCACACTGTGTTGCCGCCTGCACTTCGTTGCCCGTGAGTTCTTGCGTTCGTTTGGCCATAACCTTCTGCTCCATCTCAACCGCTGTAACCGCTGCCTCCGCGAGCTGCATGTCCATGAACACGCCGCGATCATTGATATGCTGATCCCGGTGCCAGAGCGCCAGTTCCTGGCCTTGGTAATTCCATGAAGGGAGCTTTTTGTCGATCTCGCGCATGGCATCGATATCCAGCCCGGCGTATTCAACGAATCGTTGCCACTCGACAGGGTGCGTTTTGGCGGTAGCGCGGCGAATAGTGCTATTTTTTGGGCGAGGCTTACAGAATAACTGGATCAGTTGCTTACCCGCTTTATCTTTGGCTCTATCCTGCGAAACACTGAGAATGTCGCACAGATCACCCAGCGACCCTGGTAGGCCGTGCGACAGCGCCTTGACCATGGTATCCCGCCAGCGCTCAACGCCACCGGCTACTACGCCTGGCATGGCATGGTTTAATACCGTACGGTCGAAATGGCTATTGTGGGCGTAAATCAGCACATCAGGATTTTTGAGAGCGAGTCGGAGTTCGAGAGGAATTTTTGTATTCGCGGTAACGTCCCATACCTGTACAGGGTCACTGTCAATCGCCCAGGCAAACAACATAATCTTAGCGCCTTCGGCGTAGGCATGGGTACCGTTTTTGATAGGTATTTCGCTATAGGTTTCAAGGTCAAGCCAGAGTATTTTGGCCATGAAAATACCCTCATAAATTAATATGTTTTATATCTGAAAGGGTGGGGTGTCAGAATAACGTTGATATATCCACGCCGTAGACTTCGAGCCAGGCTTCGCGCGGGTAACAAAGAATGCGTGCATCTGTGGACTCATCCCAGTAATAGGACTCCATCGCATAGTGCTCGTCCTGCCACTTAACCAGAGGACGATAGTTGTACCAGGTGCCGGTAGCACGCCACATTGAGCGGACGGAGGCATAGTCTTTACTGGCACCCAAGAGTGAGGCCATTTCATCACGCTCTTTTATCGCCCGATTGGCAATGCGCTGGTAAACAGAATTACGCTGGCAAGCGGTAGCCTCCCGTTTCTGGCTTATCAGCGCTTTGGTTCGGATCGCTTCATCGCGTTGTTCAGCAAGATCGGCTGCTAACCTTAGCGCTTCGGAAAGAGATTGAGGCACCGGTTGTTTAGGTAACTGATAACCCCCGGTCTGACGGATTGACGGCAAAACTTCTTCACATACCCAATCCTGTACTTTTTCAGCAGAAGGCAGTTTGCTTCGTAGAATGAGGCGGTAGAGATCCGGCTCGGTCAGGAGAATTACGCCAGTAGGTTTAGGCTCTAAACCTAATTTCGGAATTTCACCGAAATTAATTTTAATCAATGACTTACAGTGTTGTGCTAAAGCGTCCTGCGGTCGTTCGTAACCGAGGGCTTTAGCCACTTCGACGGCAAAGAACACGGGTTTTCCTTCATACAACATTCCGCTGATTTCAATATTCAGGCTTTCATTGCGAAAACTTACAGGCTTGGTTACGGTTGTTTCAGACATAAAAATACTCTCATAAATTAATATGCTTTGTTTTGGAATGGCGGCATTAAGCCGCCAGTAGGGTTATTTAGCCGCTAATTGCAGGTTTTCACATTTTCGGGCGATAACTGAAACGCAGGCTTCAATGATTTTCTGGTACTGCTGAGTAGATATTTTCCCCAGGCCGTACGATTTAAGTACGTCAGGTAAATTATCAGGGGTAGCGGTGATTGCGTCTGGGTGCATTATTTTGGAGCGTGTAGCCTGGCCGTGCTCTACTGTGATCAGAAGTCTGGCGTTTATACCGGCTGGTGATGCGATATCAAGGTTACCTTCTATTACACGGTTAACATGATGTCTGCGCAGATATTCATGACGGGCAAGGACGGCATCTTGTATCGTAGGGAATACACCGACATGAATGTTTTTCCCGTCAAGAAAAACAGATGCACGGTAGGGATTGTACTTGCTTTGATGTGCGTAAACCCCTAATGGAAGCTTTTCATCAATAGCTGTTGGTAATTGTGGTGCAGATAATTCGCAAGCCAATTCTTTATCGATCAGGTCAAGTACCCACTTGCGAAACTCCTTCGCCACCGGAGTGCTGGCAAACATGGCTATCAGATGTGCACCTCGCAGGGAGAAAATGCGTCTGGACACCTGTAGATTCCCCGAGGTGCTCGATTTGAGCACTTCGGACATGCCCGGCGTAAATTCGTCGGAATTACGGTTATAAAGGTGAGTGACCTTACGCGTGTCGGAGTACTCCAGTGCAATTGCCAGAGTGGTGGCAGTGAACCAGGATTTTCCTTCGTGTTTAACGACTTCAAGTACGTAGGATTTGAAGATGAGTTGAGTGTTCATATTTTACGTCCTCTTTGGTTAAAACCCTGTTTGAATAGGGTGGTCGGGCACTTCAAACCCGCAAAGAGACGGCCTGTAGTTTTCCCCAGCAAGCTGGGTGTTGTATGTACTACACGCTACCCGACCATAAACTATGGACGTAAAAAATCCGCATGACTGTCGGGTGCGGTTACCGCTCTTTGAGGTGGTTTGAATCACCTAGAGCGGACTATAGTCACCGATTTATGCGGATGTCAAATTTAACTTGCAAAATTTTGCAAGTTTCGGATAGCTAAAACCCCCGTACCTCGTCAGTTTCGGGGGCTGCTTGTGTAAAGATAAAATTTTAGTGGGCTAAAGCGACTGCGGCTTTGAATAAGTAATCTTTGAAAATAAGGGCAAGCGCTGCACCAACGATGAACCATTGTAAGCGATCCAGCTTGTTCTCCAGTTTGTCAAACCGTTTGTCTACCTGCTCAAAACGTCTATCTATTTGTTCAAACCGCTTGTCTACCTGCTCGAAACGCCTATTAACCTGGTTAAAGCTCACCTCGCTTTCACGGCGGAGATTATCTACGCTTTCCTGTGTTGCGAGGTGCTGCGTATTTTGACCCCGGTGCAATAAAGCGTTCAACACATCACTAGTGCTGAATTCAACTTTTTTATCTTCACTCATGGGTACCTCCTTGCAGGGATTAGCTAATTGTAGGTTTTCGTTGCGGGTTGAGTGCATTTTATCCAGTTCGAATGAAACTTGCAAAATTTTGCAGGTTTCAGATAGCAAAAACCCCCGAACTGGTGAGGGACGAGGGTTTTTACTTTACTACTTCGCGGCATGCACGCTTCAACAAGGATATTATTACCAAACTCGTAAAATTTTGCAAGTTTAGCGTGACCCCACGCGTATACCCTCGCTACAATACGCTCCGTTGCGGCGAACGCTCCCGCATTCCCTGCTGAGACGCCGAATTTTCCCCGTTGAAACGAGTGGTGTCGTCAAAGCTCTGGCACGGAATGCGGCGTGCACGCTTCAACGCTGTTGCACGTTCAGCTTCGGGGAAATGGAAGAGCTAGGCTGAACGGCTGCATTCCTTGTATGAGGAAAAACGGATGACTGATTACAGACACCTGATTAAGCAGGTTATCAAAATCGTCATTGCTGTTCTACAGCTGATCCTGCTATTGCTGTAATAGCAGGAAACGTACCTAAGGTGCGGCGGATCTTCACCCCCCGTCCGCACCTTTAAGATCTCCAACTGTTTAAACGAACTCGCCTGCGTCAGCGCCGTCCTCAAGGCTGCCGAAATCGTCTTCGCTGGCTATGCCACCGCCCGCGAATGCGTCGCCATCTTGGTAGAACTGTACGCCACCCAGCGAGGCGTTGATGCGTTTGCCGAACTTGTTGTCTTGCGCCCATATGTCGATGACAGCGTTAACGTAGCAACCCGCGTAAGGGCGGCCATCAGCTTGAACCAGGATCGTGTTGTCTCGATCAACGATTCGTGGGCGGGCTTTATTGGACGCGGAAACAAACTTGTTACCGGGGTAGCCCTCGTATTCGGCTTTTTCATCGCCATCGTGCAGGCAGATTTTCAGCGTAGAGCGCAGGGTTTTCAGCACACTATCTGCTTTGGCTCCCCATTTGTCTCTCGCCACCGCTTCGATAGCCCTCTCGATTTCTGCTACTGCGGGGTGGTTAGGTGGAAAAATAAATGCGGCGCTAAAACGGGGGTCACCTTCACCGTTTACGGCCTTTGGTTCAAACAATGCCGGGAATGCCAGCCTTACGTTAAAAAGCTTCACTTTCATTTTTAGTTCCTCAGATAAATTCTGCGGCAGCCTCGGCGGCGTCCACGTTTTCAAAGTCTTTTTCAGGGTTTATGTCCAGCGCGGGGCGTGGATCAGCATCGGTGGCAACAACGGGTTTGCCGTCAGCGCGGGTGATAAGCGTTTCCAGCTTCTTCCAACGCCGTTCACTGAGGCTGCCGGATTTGAGTAACTTCTCGGCCTGCGGCGGGCTGATAAGCTTCTGCGTATAGATTGGGTTTCCCTTGATCCGAAAGGCTTTGAGTGTTTCCTCCGCCACTTTCTCATCGCCCCAGGCACGGTTACCCGGTTTGCCCTGCACGAGTTTGAAGCCTGGCACCGTATGGCCTGTCGTGAGTTCGCTCATTACCCTTGCGCGGACGCCCTTGCAAAAGCTTTCGATGGCGTCCGCATGCTTGTAAAGCTCTGCAAGCTCTTCTGGGCTGATGACAGTGATCCGCTTAGTGGCAGTGTCAATCTGAGGGGCTAACGGTTGTGTCAGATCGACAAAATCGCCCGCCATTGAGTCCAGATGATGTTGTGCTTCAGCTTTGCATCGTCCGCCAGAAGCCTTGCACCATCGACATTGCTCCTCACCCGGGTTGAAAATGTCGGCGGATAGGGTGTCGATGCCCTCGCGCTCGGCTACGTCTGCCGCGTCCACAGCCATGCTGGCCGTCTCGCGTGCCTGCTTGCCGAAAGCACGTAATTCTTCGACGCTGACCGCCCATTCAGACTCGTTACCAATTCGTGGCTGGTGAATAAACATGCGAACAGTTTCGAAATCCTGTAGTACGCTGAGTTGCTCCAGCGCCCCGAGTGCATAGAGTTGCAACTGCTTGTTGTTCTCGGCGGTCACCTTCACCCCCCGCCCAAATTTGAGGTCGTGTACCTGCAATTCGTTGGGCGTGATGATGATGGCATCGGCGGTGCCGAACTGACCCGGTACGCCAACTACATCGGAGAAATCCACTCGCTGTTCAACCAACAGGGTGTTGCCGTCTGCCAGCGCCCACACCGTGTCAACGTAGCGCTGCACAAAGTCCGCCATATCGTGCGTTACCTGTAGGCCGGCATGGCCTTCACCCTGCGCCAGCGGGTAGGTGCCGATGTAGTCTGCCGCGTTCTGACCCCCTTTCAGTTCACGCCCCCTCAGCGTTGGGTCAAGCCTATTACGCAGTACGCTTTCAGCCAGGGCATGCGCGGTCTTACCCTCGATAGCGAACTCTGATCCCTCCTCGGGTTGACCCGCCTCCATGGCAATGCTGGCGCTACAGTTCATCCACTTTTCAGCCCCCGAAGGGGATAGTTTTGCATGTTGCTCAGGCATGGATTACGCCTCCAGGGAGTCGGCCAGTTGCGTCAGCGCTGCGATAACCTCTGGCAGTTTTTCGTGGGGACAATCGGTGAGCTTTTTCAAGCCGAACTTATCCAGTGTTTTACGCAGCTCTGCCGGGGTTTCAGGGGCTAGTTTTTCGATGATCAACGTCCTGCCCTGCTCCATCAGTGCTGCTACATCAGGTATAGGCTCGTCGGTTTTGGTTTCTGAAACAGGCTGCTTTTTTTCGGTAGTCTTTGGTTTGGCGGGCTTCACGTTAGCGCGTTCCGCTTTAGGGGTATCCAGTAGGCGCTCGGCATAGGCGCGGCGCTCTGTAATGCCGGGTAGCGCGTCCCAATGCTCAAGTATCTGGATAGCCAGATCGAATACACCCGTGCCGTGTAGTTGGGTTGCACGCTCTACGCCCTTGAGCGCCATCGTGAGTGTGTCGATGGTTTCGTTGCGATCTTTGCCGGTTGCTGTCTCGGTTACTTCGACTGCTGCGGCAAGTTTATCAAGATCAAGCTCCCGTCCTGGTGCGCCATAAAGTGCTGCTAGCGCAACGGCTACTGGCAAGGGTTGGTCGTCAAGGCAGGGTTTTTCCCCTGTTGTCCTCTTGTCAGTGCACTCTGTTTTGGGTTGGGGTGAAGTGTCAGGGGTAAAGGTCTTGCCCTTTTGCATTGTTGCAATAAGCTGCCGTATAACTTCAGTGTTTTCTTTAATAACTAATTCAAGGCTCATGGAATACCTCAACGATAGATAGTGAGCGGAAAGTGGGCTTTAGGTTTATTCTCCAGCACTGCGCGCTTACGCAACCAGCGCAGTCGGCGAACGGTGTTATTTACGGGCGCTGTAGCTAACGGTGCAGTTCTAACTTTTTCTGTCTGTTGCATACTGAAATCCTCGATTATTCGTGTGCAATAGGTATAAAAAAGCCCCAGCGGAATGGGGCAAAGGGTTGCACTGCGGTTTTTAGTCATTGATGCTTATGTAAGGAGTCCTTTAATGGCTTTCTCTGCGGTTTTCTTTGCTTTGATTAGCTTATTGAGTTTTGATTGCGCTAACTCTAATTGCTGCACTGCTATCTTAACGATGACAGAGTGGTCAAGTCGTAGGTGATGTTTTTTGTAATCATCATAAATATACATATCTCCTTTTGACTCTTTTGCACTAGCGACGATTCTTTGAGCACTATTAATATCTATTTCTATATCGGTAATTTCTCGAAGCAAATCTTCAATGTCCATAACTTACACCTATGTATTATTTAATATCTTGTATAAGGATATCAGCAGGTATACCAAGACCATCATGAATTCTTCGTATCATTTTCAGGCTTAACGGGCGCTTCCTATTCAGCACTTCAGATACTAAAGATCTTGAACCGATAAACTGTTTCATATCAGACTGAGACAAGCCTTGCTGCTCCATGCGAAACTTGATAGCTTCTATTGGATCAGGTTTTTCCATGAGGAATTTTTGTGCCTCGTAATGCTCAATAAGCAGTGCTAGAATTTCAAATTCCTCAACTTCTTCAGTTTTTGGCTTCAAGTCACCTGAAGCAAGCTCGATAAGTCTTGCCATTGCCAAGGCGTGTTCTTTACTCTTTTTTAAGAGGCACCAAAATCTTTTGTTAATTTCATCCCCCATTCTTCTATCTCTTTCATTTTGTTAATTAAGGTAGGATTTGCTATTTATAGCATCATCACTATCATGCTTGTACATTTCCAAGAATGCCTGTGCTATAAAATCAGCACGTTCAAGAGTGTTATCCCTGTCGTATAAATTCATCGCAATAATCTGACTGAGCGTTTCCGCTGCGACAACCTGCACGGCTTCTGGGAGATCGATTAAGTTCATAGCTACCTCTTTGTCTGGATTATCTGAAAATTCAATACACTGCTGGTAGAATTCTGTCGTAACTCAACTACAGTGCTCTTAGTCCTGCTGCCGTTGTCAGCAGCAGGGTAAAAACACTCTTAGACTGACCTTGCACCCCGTTATGCCCCCCGCTTTGATCGCTATGCTGGCGTATGTCTTGCCTCGCCTGTAGCACCTTCCGTGATGTCGCAGGGAGCGATCGCACTGCGCAACGTCCGTCCGGTGTGCAGAGTCAGTATCCAAATTGTTAAAGAGCAATGGACGTTTTGAGTCGCGCCGTTCGACTTGTGATTAAAAACACATTTCGTGTTGAATATTAATATCACGTATCGTATTTCATTTGTCAACACGAAATGTGTTTTATTTTCGAGTTATACAAAAAAAACCCGCTCGGAAGCGGGTTTGGTTAGAAGGTGTGTAAGGTCGGCTTTCTACCTTTTACGGCGGTGAATACGATGCTCAATCATGGTGCCTATAATTTGGAGCGGTTGTTTCTCGGAATCGATCGTATGATAGTCGGGATTTAAAGGGATCAGCTCGCAATGACCATTCGCTTTTGGGCGGTATTTTTTGAAGGTTGCCTCGTGATCTCCGTTCTTGGCTACTACGAATTCTCCCGGTAAAGGGTTTACGGCGGGGTCAATTATGATGGTATCTCCTTCTCTAAACTCAGGCTCCATCGAATCGCCTTTAACTCTCAAAGCGAACCCTAATTCTGATATATTTTCATTGAAGATAATTGTATCAAGAACGCCTTCGGGTGAAAGCACGTTTTCGATTTCTGTGAAGGTTCCGGCTTGCACATAGCTAACTAAAGGTATTTCACGGCCTTGTTGTTTGATGAAAACTGCATTATCCGGGGTGCCAAAAAGCAACTCACCTGGACTAACGTCCAAGACGCTAGCGATCACTACCGCATCCTCAACTTTCACCTTTCTACTGCCTGTTTCGTAGTTACCTATACGCGATTGTGATGCCCAACCACAACGTGCCGCCAGTTCGGCTTGGCTGATTTTTAACGCTTCTCTAAGACGCTTAATACGTTGGCCAACAGTTTCCATTTTGGGATTCCTAAGCACTGTGAGTAAGTAATAATGTTTTTAACACGCAGTGTGTTTTATTTCTTTCACGAGTTGTGTTTGACGTTAATCACGTTACGTGTTTAACTTTCGGCAATGGAGGAAGCCCTATGAACAAAATCTCACATGCTCGAAAAAAGGCAGGTATTACCCAGTTTCAACTCGCTGCTGCGCTTGGCTGGAATCAATCACGGATTGGAAATTATGAGGCTGGGGTGCGAACGCCGGACCTATATTCATGCCGTAGGATTGTGGAGGTTCTAAACTCGCTTGGTGTTGAATGCTCACTCGACTCAGTTTTTCCTTCTAAAAACCAATTAAAACAAGCAGAACATATTAAGGCGTAGCCCATGGAAATACGTTACACCCAGGGGCGGAGTGCTGACGATGGCCAGCCGTGCGAAATGTCTGCGCCGGATTTTGATGCTTTCGAGCGGCAGATCCGCGAAAACGTGACGCGCATCGGTGTGCTGTCGACCGACGACAAAGACGCCCTGAATATAAAGAAACGCCGACTGCCGTATGTGTGGCACGCTTTCAAACCGGGTACCGCACGGCGACGTTGTGCTGTCAGCGCGGGCGATTTGTACTTCCTACCGTTGGATCTCGACGGTGTTACCCCTGCTGGCTGGATATGCATCAAAGGTGCGCTGG